GGTTTTAGCCGTTCCCAGTAGTGAGAACAGGGGAGAGAACAGGTAAGAACCAAACCCATTTAGGTGTTCCCTCCAATCTTTTTCTTTTACGTTCATAATGTAAGGATTTGAGAATGGATGAGACAGTCATGGTGTCAGATTTTGTTTGATTTGAAATTGGTTTTTCTATGGCTTCAGTTAATAAAAGTTCTATTGTTATATCTTTTACAGCGTTTGCTGGATCGTTTAGATAATTGACGATCACGGATTGCCAGGGACTATCAACCATATATTTTAGATTTTCTTTTTCAATTTGATTTTCCTGTTCGGTGGATAGAAAATGCTGTTCTTTATTTTTGAAAAGATGTACGGCTGCCGACCATAAAGAATCTCTTTCAAGTTGAAAAGAATCAAGATCAATTGATTTTGTCGTGCAGGGTATTATATGAAATCTACGATTGCCTGTGTCATCTATTAATACTCCTGATTCTTTGTTGGTACTCCCGACAATAATGCCTCTTCTAGGCCATTCTTCAACGGCTTTACCATAAGGAACACGCAAAAGATCGGTTGATCTTGATAAAAATGCTTTTATAACTCCAGCGTGTTTGCGGCTTGTTACTCCGTCAATTTCTGACCATTCCATGCCGAATGATCTATGAAGAACAAGAAGATCATCTTTAGAGGATATATCACCGAGTGCATCTGAAAAGAAAGGGCCAAATAGTACTTGCCAGAAAGAAGATTTTTTTATTCCCTGTGGCCCTTGTAATACTGTTGCGGTGTCATGTTTACAACCAGCCATGTAAGCTCTTCTTACTGCGTTAATGAGAGTAAGTTTTAGCATTGTGTCATATATAGTCGGCTCTGGTAAGTTTTGATCCTCTGGCCTGAGATATGTTGAGGCCATTCTTTCAATCCCATATAGTTCTGGTTTGATTTCGTTGTGGCAATGATCAAGATATAGTTTTACAGGATCATATTCATTTTCATGGGCTACTTTAAGAAGACAATCCACAGCCATTTCTTTTGGTACTTTATAACCAAGTTCTGCAAGTGTTAAGTAGAAAAGTTCAATATTTTTTAAAACTTTGCCATCCATTTCTATTGAATGAGAAAAGATGTTAAATCTTATTTCCTGTTTGAGATTGCGTAAAAAATTTATCAATTCCTGTGATGTAAGCTGCTCAAGTTTTGTTGGAATAATTGTGGGTTTTTCCTGTGGTTTTATTGAATTTGGAAAACTGCGTGGTGGTGGTGTCCAACCATCCTCTGAGGCAAACTTTTGCAAAGTGCCTAATGAAACTCCAGATGATTTAAAGGAAGCCCATTTTTTTTCACATTCACCAGATTTGTATTTACTATTCTTTTGTGATAAATTTTCCCATTCCTGTAAGAGTAAATCATCGCCAACAGAATGAGCAGCCATTCCTATTTTTAACCAAGAGTCATAATCATCAAGTCGGTTTGGATTTATTGACTGTAAAAGTGAACGTGCCTTATCTGAATCTGAATTATATGTTTGAATTTGTGGTGTTTTTGTTTTCTTTTTTTTCTGCTCCATCATCTTTTCGATAATGGCAAGAGGAGCTTCAGCTATTTGTTTTATATCTCTAGGTGATCTACCATCCATCCATCTGTAACCATCTGTTATTGGATGTTTGCCAGAAACTATTGACTGAGTACCATCCCAACGGAGTTCTATCTGTTCAACAGAACCATCTTCATCTTTTACTCCTGTTTGAAATTTGCGAGTTTTTATTTTTGACCAATATTTTTCTGGCACTTGGTAAATTATTTGAAATCTACCGACCCGACCTGATGTGACCATCCATGATGGTGGTAAAGATGAAAGAGAAAACCCCCATTCACCTAAAATCTTTGCTGCTGATGGGCCATCATGATCTAAGAAAAGAAGTCCACCTGAAGGAGTACCACAGCAAACACCTATACCTGTAGATTTTTTTGCAGATATTTCTTTAAATAGTTGTGAGCGTGTAAGTGGATTATTTTGCCAATCGTTTTGATATGGTCTTTTATTTTGGACGGCAACATAACCCCATGCCTTTGGCAAGCCAAGTAATTCTTCTTTTATATCCATTTTTATGCGGTTTGCTCCATTTTTTCAGCAACTATAAGTCTGAGTAAACAGGATCTTGATTCAGACCCTTTATTATCATCAAGCCATTTTATCTGCCCCTGTGAAAGTTGAATATTAATTGTTTTTAAAGTTTGCTCTTGTTCCATATCTAGGGTTGTTTATGTGTAACTATTGGGTAAGATACCACTAAATCTAGTAGAGTCAATGATTAAATTAAGAGACTACCAGAAAGATGCAAGTGAAAAACTTACAAGGCTTTGTCTGAATTATGGGCATGGATATTTAAGTGGTGAATGTAGGACAGGGAAAACACTTGTTGCTTTATCGGTTGTCAAAAATATTAAGGCAAATAAGGTTTTAATAATTACAAAAAAGAAAGCGATCAGCAGTATAAAAAAAGACATAGATTTGATGAATTTAACAGATAAAGTTGTTGTCACAAATTTTGAGCAGTTAAAAAATTTTGAAGGTACATCATGGAATATTGTCATCGTTGATGAGGCTCATAGTGTTGGAGCATTTCCAAAGCCATCACAAAGACAACAGAATATTTTGAAGTTGAGATATGGAGTAATTATTTTAATGAGTGGAACACCAAGCCCAGAAAGTTGGTCACAGCTATATCATCAGTTTGCATTAACAAATGTCTGGAATGAATATTCAAGATATGGCCGTAATGGTTTTTATAAATGGGCTGGTGATTATGTGGAGATTAAAGAGAAAAGAGTAGGAACAGGAATTGTTGTAAAAGATTATTCAGATGCCTATGTGAATGTGATTAAGAGAGATATTAAGCCATTTATGGTCTATATGACGCAAAAAGAGGCTGGTTTTAGTCAGGAAATAGAAGAAAATGTTCATTTAGTGAAAATGTCCAGGAGAACTTATAGGCTTGCTTTGAGGATTATTAAGACAGGTGTTATTGGAAAATCAAAAGGAAGAAGTGTCTTAGCTGATACTGGGGTGAAAGTTATGAGCAAATTAAAACAAATATTTAATGGTCATGTGATAACAGAAAGACATGGCACAGTGATTTTTGATAAGAGTAAGGTTGAATATATAAGAGATACATTTAAGGGCAAAACTGCGATTATGTATTGTTACAAGGCAGAGGAAAAAATGCTTAAGAAAGTTTTTGGTGATCGTGTAACTGAAGATTTAGTTGAATTTAATAGTAATAATGACAAAGTTTTTATTGGTCAGGTTAAAAGCAGCAGGGAAGGAGTCAATTTAAGTAGTGCAGATGATGTTGTTTTCCTGGGAATAGATTATTCTGCGTTGAGCTATTTACAGGGCAGAGAAAGAGCCAGCTATTTAGGAAGGGATAGGAATAATAGAGTTCATTATATTTTTGCAGAAAAAAGTATAGAGCCAAAAGTTTTTGAGGTAGTACAATCAAAGGAGAACTATACGATCAACCATTATCGTGATCACAGAGCAGCAATATCAGAAGAAGCTAATCGACAGATACGAAAAGGATGGCTGGACGGTGATCAAGTTAATTATGTGCAACAAAGCTGGATTGCCTGACTTGGTATGTATGAAACCAGATGAGGTTAAGTTCATTGAGGTTAAAGGGCCAAAAGGCAGATTGAGTGAGGTACAGAAATATAGGATAGATGAACTAAAGGAGAAAGGATTTGATGTACAAGTAATGAAACCTTGTTGACAGTTGTTGATACTTATGTTTATAATATGGGTATAGATACAACCCCCTCAAATGACCTACTGGCACAATCACGAATTTAGACATGAGCTAAGAAGCGTTGCAGCACGTTTCCCAAAAACTTATCAAAAAGTTGGCAAAATTCTTAAAGAAAAAGGAATTCTTGAATATCAGAAAGATTGGAAAAACCAAACAAAACAAGATGTTTTGAGAGAGTGGTTAGGAATCATTCAATACATGCCAAAGCACGTTATTCCTTACGGTGGTATGGGAGATGATAAAAAATGGGGTGAATATGATTGGACAAGAATTACTATGGAATTAGCAAAATGATTCAGGCAGATATTTAATGAAAATTCTTATCGCGTGTGAATACTCAGGACAGATCAGAGATAGTTTTGCCCGTTTTGGTCATGATGTAATCAGTTGTGATCTGCTGCCGACAGAATCTGAAGGCAAGCATTATCGGGGAGATGTAAGAGATATTATCAATGATGGATTTGATTTGATGGTGGCCCATCCAAGTTGTCAGCATTTAGCGGTATCTGGTGCAAAACATTTTTATAGAAAAGAAAAAGAACAGAAAGAGGCACTTGATTTTGTGCGTATGCTTATGGATTCCAACATACCGAGATGGGCTATTGAAAACCCGATCAGTGTTATAAGTTCTGCAATTAGACCTCCAGATCAAATAATCCAACCGTGGGAGTTTGGTGACAGTTTTCAAAAGACCACCTGTTTATGGTTAAAAAATTTACCAAAACTGAAACCGACAAAGATTGTTAACAAAGGTGAATTTTATATTTCTCCAAGTGGTAAGAAACTTCCTCTTTGGTATTCACAGTCTAAAAGCGGAAAAGTACGCAGTAAAAGTTTCCCTGGGATTTGTGATGCTATCGGTAGGCAATGGGGAGATGAAACAAATCTTCCGACACCAGTTGAGCAACTCAATCTTTTTTAGGTTGACATCTGTTGATCATTAGTTATGATTAATTTACCCCTGAAACCAACCCCCATGAAACACGCATTTCTCTACCTTTGCATCTTTGGTATTAGCTATCTAGCTTTTACAGCCTCATTAACGAAATCTACTCAGATTGATTGCCATACATTTAATATCGAATCTGCTTGTAAGGAGCTTGTTAGAAAATGATAAGTGAATATGAACTTGGGCTACGCTTCGATAAAAAACCGAGGAAGAAGCGTCCAACCCCTGATCGCTCCGACCTCGGCAACCTAATCTTAACTATGACCGATAAAGAAATCTTTAATACATTTGCCTCTGTTATTGATTCACCAACTGCAAGTCCATTCTTAAAGCGTTTAGCACAAGCTGGTCTTGTGGCAATGCCTGATGATAAGACTCTAATTTTAAGAACATGGCCTCGGATTTATATGCAATACGGCCCACATTCTGAGGAGTACAGACCATGACAACAGGATCAACCCAAATATCAAACGAAAATTATCATGCTGATTCTGCTATCTCAGCATCAATGCAAAAGGTGATGGTGGCTCATGGCCCTAAAGCTTACTGGAACTCTTTTCTTAATCCTGATCGGCCAGAACATAAGCCAACCAACGCAATGATCTTAGGAACTCTTACCCATTGTGCAATATTAGAACCAGATGAACTGGAGAAGCGTTTTATTGCTGTCAGTTCCAGAACTACAAAGAAAGGTAAGGAAGAGGCTAAAGAGGCTGAAGAAAAAGGCATGACTGCTGTTACAGAAACAGATTGGTCAAATGCCATTAAAATGCGTGACGCTGTATTTGCTGAACCTTATGCCAAAAAATTATTAAGCTTCGGTGTGGCTGAAAAATCATACTGGTGGGATGATGACATTTCTGGCATCACCTGTAAGTGCAGACCAGATTGGTTAAACAAGGATACTATCGTTGACTTGAAGACCAGTAGATCAGGAGCAAACCCAAGAGACTTTGCAAAGGCAGTAGCAAATTTTAAGTATCATTTACAGGCCAAGCATTACTTAAATGGAATCCCACAGGCTAAAAGATTTATTTTTCTTGTAGTGCAATCTGAATATCCATTTGATGTTGGTTTATGGGAACTTGATGAGGAAGCATTGCAAGAAGGTCAAAACCTTAGTAGAAGTGCATTAGATAAAATTGCCG